TGAAGGAGAATGTTTATCACCAGTAACACTAGAAACAGGAGATTGGCTAGTTTATGAAGGCTATGAATTAGTAACAAATAATTATGTATTCAGATTTAATGTAGTAAATAACACTTATAGAAATGCAAGTACAGATTTCCATGGTATTGTCAAATTAGCAACCGAACAAGATGGGATTAATGGAACATCTACTACATTAGCAATGACCCCTAAAGCAACTGTTGCTGCAATAAATGATGCCATTCTTGGCTTGTTAGGCGGTGAATCGTAATGGCTGGATTTAGTATCACCTTTGAAGAAAACGGTGGCACGCCAGTAACTGATTTAACAGAGCAAACAGCATTACCTGACCTGTTGCCTACACCGACTAAAGCAAACAATGTTTTTGCAGGTTGGTATTTAGATAGTTCATTCACTCAGAAAGCAGTCGCAGGTGCAACAATAGAAAGTAACGTTACTCTTTATGCAAAGTGGTATACACCTGCTAGTTGGTGCAAAGATATTGCAGATGCTATAAGAGAAAAAGAGGACAGTGAAGAACCTATTAAGCACGTTGATTTTCCTGATAGAATTACTGCATTGCCTAGTCCGAAAGAAGAAGAAACAAGAACACTGACTCCTGACTTTTCTAGCGGTAATCAAGTAATTACACCTACAAGTGGTAAGGTATTAAGCCAAATAACACTAACTAAACCTGCCAACTTAATACCTGAAAACATTAAAAAAGATAAGAATGTTTGCGGTGTTGTCGGAACTTCCTTTACAGCGATAGAGTTAACGCAAACACAGTATGATGCTTTAAGCACAAAAGATAGTAACACGTACTATCTGATAGTTGAGGAATGATATTATGGCGATAACAAAAATATATAAAGGCACTGCTGAATTAGCTGATGTCTTAAAGATATATAAGGGCAGTGAGTTGGTTTATGAGAAAGAAGTAGAACCAAGTTATCCGCCTAATGTTGTAGTATTCAAAAGCTATAGCCCCAGAACAATTACGCCACGGTATACGCAAAGTGGAATAACATTGCAGTACTCGATTGATAGAGGTTTAACTTGGAATAATATTTCAAGCGGCGGGACAACTGCTAGTAGTGATGAAATATGGTTTAGAGGTCGTGCAACGGGTGTAAAAAGTTTGTACACTTCGCGCTCTTCCTCAAATGCATGGGGATTTAGTGGTGGTGTTAAGTTGGACGTTTATGGTGATTTAAGATATTTGTTATGCAATAACTTAGGTGATAGCACTATCACATTTAATATTGCTAGTTATTGTTTCTCTTATATGTTCTATGGTTGCACATGTTTAGCCACAGCACCTAGTTTACCTGCTACTACACTAGCAGATTATTGCTACGATTCTATGTTCTATGGTTGCAAATATTTTTTAACCACAGCACCTAGTTTACCTGCTACTACACTAGCAGAACGTTGTTACTATCAAATGTTCCAAGGTTGCGAAAGTTTAACCACAGCACCTAGTTTACCTGCTACTAAACTTGCTAGTTATTGTTACTCTTATATGTTCGCAGGTTGCAAAAGTTTAACCACACCACCTAGTTTACTTGCTACTACACTAGCAGATAATTGCTACAATTCTATGTTCCAAGATTGCACAAGTTTAACCACAGCACCTAGTTTACCTGTTACTACACTAGCAGAACGTTGTTACTATCAAATGTTCTATCGTTGCTCAAGTTTAACCACAGTACCAGAACTACCAGCAACAACCTTAACAGATTATTGTTACGCTTATATGTTTGAACGTTGCACAGCATTCAAAGTTTCAGAAACTAAAGCTGGAAGTTATCAGTACCCCTGGCGAATTCCTACGAGTGGAACAGGAAGGACTGCAACAGGCTGGAACACCGCTATGCTGAAGAATACTGGTGGATCGTATACAGATTATCCAGTAATTAACACTACTTATTACGTTGAAAATCCACCAGTATAGGAATGTGATAATATGAAAGCACGTTTAATTTCTACAAGTCTTTTCAACACCTTTGACTTGATATGCACCTTATTTCTTGTATCTCGCTTTGGTCTATCTATCGAAGCCAATCCTATTGGTAGAGTGATGTTATCAGATCCGATATTGCTATTTATAAGTAAGATAGTTGTTGTTAATTTATTCCTTGTACTACTCTACAAGTTTAGGAATTATAGACTTGCTAGGGTGGGAAGTTGACGCACCTGAAGAATACTTAGAAGGGTTAGAGCCGATATTGCCTGAATAAAGAGAAAAGGAGACTGATACTATTGGCAAAAAAAATACAAAAGGGAAATGTGTATGTTGTTGTTGATATCGATGCCGCAGGCAAATGTAAGCACGGATTTAAGCCTCTTAAAGATATTCCGGTGGATGAGAAGACCACCGTAAAAGAATATATCGAGAAAAAAGATGCAGAAATTGCTGAACTAAAAAAAGAGCTTGCGAATGTTAAAAACATGTTTGCGACAATCATTTCTGCGATTGGGGGAGCAAAAGAATGAATAAAAACATCAAAAGACTTATGATTTTTTTTGCAACGGTTATTATCGTTGCTTTTTTGTTTGTAAATATCATCCCGGTTTTTGGCGCTGATGGAACGGCTGATTTGGTTGAAGAAGGGCAAAGTTGGCTTGCTCGACAGCTTGAAACTTACGGAGTGCCTTCCGCGATTGCCGCTGTAATTGCGTCATTTGGTACAAGTGGCGCTATCTGGTTTTTATTGAGAGGATTTAAAAAATCTAAAGGCCAGATGATAGCAGCATTAAAAGCAATGGGGTTATCGGCCGATACTCTTAACAAAGTTTTAGAGCGCTTGGATCAGGTAGAAAAAAGACTTGAGGAAGTCGAGACAATCACAAGAGAAAATGCCGAGAAAACTTTTACCGAAAAAGTGATTCCGCTGCTTGATGATGTAGAGAAAACTCTCTCTGAAATCCACGCTATGAAAGAAGAGATAAAGAACGGTACACAAAAAATAATTAAATCGCTCACAAGCGAGGTGTAGCCGATGAAAACAACCAAAAAGAAACTTCGTAGACTCCAATTCTGGAGCATTTTTTTATTGTTTGCTCCGATTATTGGAGTCATTGGTTATAACGCAAAAGACTATTTTTCGTTGGAAAAAGGCTTTGTGTTTCCTCAAGCGGTAGAAGTGGGGTCCGGCATCGTTTTAGCAAGTGTATTCGGAGTTTTGCTTGCACTTGGAAAAACAAACCTTTTAAAAGGCAACCGGTTATTTATTTTCCTGTTGGCTTTATCGATTTTATTAAAAGCAATTTTAAATGATATAATTTTAATTTTAAGCGCAGTTACCTTAGGTAGTATTATTCATAGTGCTTTTCAACCGAAAATTCTAGAGCTCAAAGAAATTTACAAAGCTGAAAGAGATGCCGGGATACAAGCACAAGCAATGAAGAATGTATATCGAGAACTTGCCGAAGAAAAATCACAACAGATTTTCCACGGAAGAGGGTGATAGATTTTGAATGAAAATGTGAAATATGAACGTTATGAGAAATACGATGCGGCAAAAGATAAATTCGGGAATTGGTTAAGACACAATGTCGAAAACATTATATTAGTATTTATCTGTGTTATTTATGTTTTTCGTGGTGTTGCAGAGATTGAAGAAAGCGGAAAAACGGTTTTAGAAATTCTTGCAGACGGTGCTATCGCTCTTTTGTGTGGTTATCTTATAAAAAGCATCATGGGCCGCAAAGGGATTTTGAAAGGACTTACTTCTCCGAAATTCGTTGCGACGACTAACGCTTACGGAAAAAAGAAAGAAGAAATATCCGGATTTGTTGAAGAGTTATATCCGTTTTGTATAAAGACAAATGCGGAAAGGCTTAAGCAGAGGCAAACAGAATTTTTGCTTAAACATGCAATGAGTTATGACCGCTTTATAAACGGGCTTTATGATGTCGACAAAGAAAAAAAGAAAATCGCCGACAAATGCAGGAAGATCAAAGTTTTTGAATATACTCCGGTAATGCTTACTAACGCATATGATAACGCAAAATCGGAGGAAGAACTACTTACTGCAACAGTCCAAAAATATGAAAGAAGCCAATTAGTGCAAAACTTTGTTCTTGGCATAGTGTTTGCTGTTTTATTTGGATATTATGGTTTTAAGCCGGGTGCATTCAATTTAGCAAATATTTCTTGGGCGGCATTACAGGTGGCTTTTTTCTGGGCAAACGGTAAGCTCAAAGAGTTAAACGCTTATCTTTTTGTGGCAGAAACTCTAAGAGGAAAAATTAAAAGGGTTATTGACATCTTAGATGAGTTTATAAATATTCGGACAAAACATCCGGGAATATTTAAGGTTGGTTATGCTCCCGTGGCCCCTACTCCAGAGCCGATTGAACCGACAATTGCTCATTTGGAAAAAGATAATCCGCTCAGAAACGATGCTGATCTGCCGAAAGATAAAAACTTTATCGACCGTATGACACAACTTAATGACAAAATAAACGCTCTCAGGTAGTCTGAGAGCGTTTTTTATTTTATTTAAAATGTGAAAGCGTTTACATTAAAAATAAATTGAGATATCGCTTGACATTACCACGATTTCGTGGTATAATAAAGTGAAAGAAGATGGTAAACCGTCGGAAAGGAGGTGTAAAAATGATTATATATCTTTATTGGGCAGTCCGAAAAGGGTATCCAACTTGGGCTGAAGAGCTTATCTTGGAAAGTGAGAAGAAAATTGATTTATCTGAGTTTAAAAAACTTATGGCAAAACGCGGCTACGATCGTGTTAGAGAAAGCACCTATAAATTAGGTGAAAAAACCAGATTTCACAAAAACAATTAAGGAGGTTTAATATGAAAGAAAAATTAGTTTTGAAAGTTGTTGAGTGGTCAATGAATTATGGTATCAGCATTGGTTATGCAAGAGGATTAAATGAAGAGGAAAAGAAAATATACAGAGAAGATATCCTGATCGGAATTGGCGAATCTATTAAATTAGAGCACATTAATTGGAGACAGCTTTTTAACGTGATCGACAAAGATCAGTATATTGGAGAATTTCTAGGTTGTTCTAACATGGTTTATAGGATAACCGAAGAACAAGAAAGAAGATTAATTGAGCTCAATAATCAAAAAGCCGGAGAAAAGGAAAATGTTCAAAAAGAAGAAATTGAAGAGGCAATTAACATTGTAAACAAAGTTGATGGAAAAAAAGTCAAGATGCTCCCTAGAAAAGATATTAGAAATTATCTTAACGATTATAATGACTTGCATAACGAAGGGGGAGAAGGCTATCTCCCGGAAGTTATAGCGGAAGAGGATTATATTGCTGCAAAAAAAATGTTGGAACGTATTTAAAGAGAAGGAGGATATTATGATCCAAACCATCAGCAATTTCGATTTGTTGGCTTACAATTATCAGATGTATGAGCCCAAAGGAGTCGACAAAAAGAAGGTCGAGGGTCTGGCCGAGGATATGAAGAAGAACGGCTTTACCAGCGTGATTTTACTGGCTGAACTTGATGGCTGGTATCTCGTAACAGGCACTCATCGGTATCTTGCGGCAAGAAAACTTGCTGAAGAGGACATCGAAGTTGAAATCAAATATGTCGATGTCACCGACGCCATCGAGGCCTATTGCGAAAGAGAAGACGTGACTATCGAGCATGTGCCGCTGGATGATCTCCAGGAAGTTTTTGAAGGAACGAGATATGAGGAATTTGCGCGCGAGTGCACGGAATGGTAAAACAAGTATTTATTATCATTACAAGAAGTATTAAGAAAACGTTTTCATTTTAAAAAAAATCAAAATATCGCTTGCTATTACCACCAAACCGTGGTATAATATAATTGAACAAAAGGAAAGAAAAGGAGGATGATATAATGACATACAAACCGAGAGTTTTTGGACAGATCACAAGATTTGAAGCTGCTCTAATCTACAGAGCAGTTAAAGAGGGTAAAATCCGGGCAATTCCGGAATTTACCAAAGATTTATACAGACAGACTGAGGATTCGATAGAATCTGCTGCTCAACGCTACTGTCAGGATTATCTGTCTTACGACAGAATTTATTCTGCAGTAAGAAATATCCTTGAAGGAAATTATCCGGAAGCTCAAAAAGAAATTGATGATTATATCAAAGATCGAATTGAGCTTGCCGGCAAGAAAAGTATTTATTATCATTACAAATAAAAGGAGGTAAAGAATGAAAATTAAATTTAAAAATGGTTTAAAGGATGTTGTTATTTGTGATTTGGTTCTTAACGGAATCAATGAGGGAAAAGTTGTTTGTGATTGGGATCAACTTGCAATGCTCATGGATGACGACTTGAGAAATCAAGTCCATAATGAGTTTCGTGGCGAATCTAATGAGGAATTTTTGGCGGCTTATCTCGAAAGAGATCCCGATTTTATGGATGTAATTTCGCAAAATGCTTTATCAATTGGAGTAGGTGATGATTTTTATACAATTGAAGAAGGAAGTGTCGATTCTGAAGGAAGATTAAATTCTGCTCCGGACGAGAAGTGGATAGATAGAATTTATTATACTGACTTAGAAGTTGCTATGAAAGACTTTGCTTCAATCGATGTTGAAGATAGTAACTATAAAGCAATTATCGCTTATAAGTTGACTAATGACGATTGCTTTGAATATGATTTCGGTTTGGTTTATGATGGCGAAATGGAAATCGTCTATGGTGAAAAAGCGAAGAAGTATGTTTATGATCTTCGTCAAGAAGAAGTTAATTCTTTTTCAGAGCTAATTAAAGAGGCTCGCATTAAAAAGGGGTTAACTCAAAGAGAAGTTGCTGAAGCTGTCGGAATACAGCTCAACCATTATCAACATTTCGAGTATTCCAAGCGTGTCCCGAGTGGCGAAATTATGATCAAGCTCATTAAAGCCCTCGATTTGGACTTGAATGACATTGAAAAAGTCTTAGAATCAAGCAAAAATGCCTGAATCTTCTGAATATAAGTAAAATATTTCCGAAAAAAAGTAAAAAAGTTCTTGACATTCCGAAATAATCGGATATAATAGAGGTAGTCCGAGATTTTAGGAAAAAATTTCTCTGTGGAAGGAGGCGATAAATATGGATATTTTTGCAACCAAAATCGGCAAACAGGATAATAATGCCGATTTTTTGTATTTTGATGAATCAGACACAGCGCTCTATCTAAAATTATTGTCATACATCCTCCTTATTCTTATGTTTTTCGACCTGGACATGTCACTAAACTGTCCGATCCAAAAAGAAGGGAGTAAAGTTTGTGGAAACAGTGTTTGTGGAAACAGTAAGAGAAAAAATCAAAAAGGGGAACTACCGCTTAGTTGTGATTAAGCGAGGAAACGAAATTATTTGTATTTTGCGTCCGCCGAGAAAGGCGCTGAAAAATAATCCGAACGCTGCTATTACAGAGTTTCCGGTAGATTGTTTTGATATCAGTTGGCTGCCTGTTAAGTCAGCAGAAATCAAAAGGGAAGGAGAGATTACGATTTATGTTTAAATACTTCGGCACTTTGCGAAAAGGGTTATTAAAAGTTTATCGACTTAATGTATTGACGGGGAAAATAGAGTTATTGAAAGAGGTGAGAATATGAAAAAGATTGACTACCTCGAAGACATAGAAGAAAAACTGGGGATTGGTTTGATAGAATTGTTTGAATTAGTGGGTAAAGATGCTTATTCAATCGAAGACGATTATATTATAGAATATGAAATCAAAGCAATAGAAATAGAAAAAGATGCTTGGTATATTAGAACCGATGTTTCGAATTTCGGAGTAGCCAAATGTTTATGGCTTCCTGATTTTAATAAAACTTGGTTTTTAACTGAGGAGGCAGCCGAAAAGAAACTTAAGGAGTTAAAAAATGACACCGACTGAAATCATTTTAATTATTGTTGCTGTTATAACTTGTATATTAGCAATCGCATCTACGATTTTAATGATAAGAGAATGGATAAAAAATAAAAGGTGGTGAGTGAATGAGCAAATACTCAATCCAAGTCATTACTGATGTTTCAGAAAACCCATCGAAAAAGGATCTCATTGTCGGCTACTATCAGGGCATTGACGAAAATGACAACGTCGTCATGACCGATGATCCGAAGAACGCAGCACAACTCAGCGAAAAAGCGGCTGACGAGATAATCGATTACCTCAATGTGGCGCTGGACTACCTGCCGAGAACATACAGAAAAATTGCAATCTAGAAAGGAGTGATTGGATGGAAGCGAATAGCGAAATTGCGACCAGAATCAAAAATTACATCGAAAATAGGGGTATTACTCAAACCTATCTGGCTAAGATAACAAACATCAAACTCAAGAGTCTTAACGATATCCTTAACGGCCGGGTCAAGATCACGGTTGAAGCTCTTCAAACAATTTCAAAAGCCTTAAAAGTTCCTGTTGTATTCTTTTTAACTGACAAGTCCGAGTCCAACAGAAACACTCCCGAAAAGGGCGAAAATTAAGCCTCAGTTCGATTTTCCGGTTTTTTCGTGATAAAATCATCATCTGCCCTTTTTAAACCAAAATACGCGAAATTTGGGGCTCGGCAGTTAGAACAAAAAATGGCGAAATAAAACAAATCAGATTGAAAGGGAGGTGATTTATGACACAGCTGTGTGAGGCTTGCTTTAAAGAAATATCGGACAAGCTTAAGCGTTGGATTGCCTTGCTTCGCATTAGCGGGCATGGAACTAAACAATTGGTTCGCGATGAAATGAAAGAATTTCTAACTGAAAAATTATTGGGAAAGGAGGCGCAAACGCGTTGAAAGAGATTAGACTTAAAAATCTAATCATCGAGAACTTTAAAGGCATTAAAAGCCTGCATGTTGATTTTGACGGTAAAAGCGTGAATGTCTACGGCACAAATGAGACCGGCAAGACAACGATTATCGATGCTTTTACCTGGTGTCTATTTGGAAAAGACTCTCTCGGGCAAAGCAATTTTGCTATAAAGCCGAGGGATGAAAACGGAAACGAAAGGCTCGGGCTTGAGCCGATGGTGGAGGTCGTGCTTGATGTCGATGGCGTCGAACGTAAGTTCAAAAAGATCTGGGCCGAGGTCTACAAAAAGAGCCGCGGATCAGCAGATGCGGAATACAGCGGCAACGAAAGCAAGTGCTACGTGGACGATGTGCCTGTTTCGCTCACGCAGTACAACAACGAAATCGGCAACATCATCACCGAGCAGTTGTTCAAACTGATCACAAACATCAACACCTTCATCAACCTGCATTGGAAAGAGCAGCGAGAGATAATCTTCCAACTCGTTCCGGACGTGAGCGATATCTCCATCATCGCCGATAACCCGAGGTTTGCGAAACTCGGGGAAATGCTCAACGGTAGAAAGGCAGAAGACTTGAAAGAGATTTACAAAGATCGGAACAAGAAGATCAACAAGGACCTGGAGACGCTGCCTGCAAGAATCGCAGAGTTGAACAGAACCGAATACCCGCTCGTGAAGAAAGAGGTCACTCTTGAGGACATCGAAAGGAACTTGCAGGAGAGTTACAACAAACTTTCAAAGGCGGAAAAGGACAAAGCGGAAAGTTCTGACCTCGAAGAAATCCAGAAGCACCAAGACACCATCCGCGGTTTCTATGACGACCTGGCCGACCTGGAACTCAAGCGGTCCGCGATAATTACGCAGGCCAGAGAAGAGTACCAGAAAAAGATTAACGAACTCGCCAACAAACTCGCTAAAGTCCAAGCCGAAAGAGACAGTCTCAACATCGATAACGCGACTGTACTCAAGCGCATCGAAGCTGGCCAGAAAGAAATCGAAGCAGAAGAAGCCCGGAGAAAGCAGCTGCTCGAGCAGTACCGCGAAGAGAAAAAGCGTGAGTTTGTGGCTGAGAACTGCGTCTATTGCGGACAACCTTTGCCGCAGCACATGGTCGAGGATCTTGAAAAGAAATTCAACCTCGAGAAAGCGAAGAAACTCGAGGAGATTATCGCCAAGGGTACCGAGGCCAAGGCAAATGTCGAGAAGTACACGGCCACCGTCGAGGATCTTAAAAACAAGAAAGCCGCGAACGGTGCGAAACTCGCCGAACTCGATGAGCAGATCGAAAAACTGAAAATCGCTTACGAAAACGCAAAGGCATCGGCTCCGGAAATCAACACCAAAGAAATCGACGACGACATCGCAAGAATCCAAGAGCGGATTAAAGTCGTCGAAAACGTGATCGCCCGTCTGAGAACTAAATCGGGGACAAGCATTTATGATCAGACGATAAAAGAGCTTAAGAGTCAGATCGCGTATCTGAGCGACGCAAAAGCGCAGTACCAACTCAAAGCCCAGAACGATGCCAGAATCGCCGAACTCCAGGCGCAGGAGAAACAGTTGCGCAAAGAGTACGAGGACAACCTGGAAATCATAACCCTCTGCGAAGAGTTCTCGAGCATGAAGGCGACGTACCTGCAGAACAAGATTAACGCGAATTTCGAGATTGTAAAATTTGAACTCTTTAAAAAGTATTTAAACTCCAGCATTGAGGATACATGTGTCGCGACGGTGCGTACAGCTGACGGCAAATATGTGCCTTACGCGTCAGCAAACAACGCTAATAAAATCAATGCCGGCCTGGACATCATCCGGACTCTGCAAAAGATTAACGATGTAAAAGCCCCCATTTTCATCGACAATGCGGAGTCGACTGTGAGATTTTTAAATGTTGATAGTCAATTGATCAGACTGTATGTAAGCGAAAACGATAAAACTTTAAGAATCGAGAAGGGAGAATAGTATGAACAAAAAAACTCAAACAACGGTTAATCAGCAAGCGGTACAGAAAACACCTGACCTTGGAAAAGCAGCGTTGCAACGTATGCTGATCCAGGTGGAACAGTTCGCACAAATCGAAGAGACACCCTTAACCGCCAAGGAAAAATCTTATGCTGCGGAAATCGTGATGGGCGTCATCAAGGCGGTCGAGGAGCGTCAAATTAGCTGGAGCGAAGTTGATGTCAAAAACGTGATCGGACAAGTCAAACGTTATGCCCGACTGGGTCTCACCATGAGCGACGCGGAAATCTATCCAGACATTCGGAAGAACGGAAAGACCGGGAAATACGAAGTCAACATCAAGAGGCAGTACCAGGGCATCGAAAAAGTGCTCATTCGCTGGTGCTCGAAGAAAATCGTCCGGTTCCTGGACGGCGTGATTTGCAAGGGTGACGAATTTGAAACTGAAGTAGATTTCGAACTTGGATTAGAGAAAATTGTTAAGCACAAGAAAAACAACACCATTGACAGAAATAAGCTCGACAATATTATAGGCGCTTACAAAATCGCATATGTCGAAGAAAACGGAAAGCTTGTACAATACCCGGTAATCATTGATCGCAATCGGATTCTCAGAGCGATGGCAGCATCGCCGACCAACGATAAACCAGTTTGGAAGGCAGATACTCAAAGAATGGTCCTCAAGACCGCATCATGGTGCTTGTACCAATACGTCCTGCGCCCGTTTGTCAATGTACCGATTGAATTAAAAGATGATTGGGCGAAGACTCAGGACGAAATGAATTTCAATACGATTGCGGAAGCCGAGGTTGTCGCTCAGGAAGAGATCAACGAAAACGCGAATAAAGGCGAAGTCATCGACATCCCGAAGGAAGAAGTCAAATCGGAAGAACCGAAAACAGACATTCCAGAGCAGGTTTCGCTTAAGGATTTCGATGCCGAAGAAGATAGTCCGTTTTAAGGTGATTAGATGAAAATCACATCATTAGCATCATCTAGTAGAGGAAACTGCTATCTTATCCGAGATGGCGTTTCCTCACTCCTCATCGAGTGCGGGGTCGATCTCAAGAAAATCCGGAAGCATATCAAGTTATCCGACCTGACCGGCTGTCTAATAAGCCATGAACACAGGGATCATAGCAAATACGCCAAAGATATCATAAAGTACACGGGGATCTGGACCTCAGCTGGAACATTATCCTCGCTTGACTTAGGCCCTTATGGCTATAGAGCAACCGCCATCAAAGCAGGAGAGACTTTTAAAATCGGCTCATTCTTGGTTGTTCCGTTTGAAACTCAACACGATGCGAAAGAGCCGCTCGGATTTCTGGTGTACTCAACAGCTACAGAAGAAAAACTTTTATTTGCTACGGATACTTATTACATCAAGAATCGGTTCCAGGACTTAAATTACATCATGATTGAGTGTAACTATTCGGCCGAAATTCTAAAGGCAAACATAGATGCCGGGAAGATTCCGAAAGCTGTTGCTAAAAGACTTTTCGAAAGTCATTTTGAGTTAGAGAATGTTAAAAAGTTTTTGATTGCTCAAGACTTAGCAACGGTTAAAGCGATTTATTTGTTGCACATGTCTGATGGCAATTCCGATTCCGCGAGGTTCAAAAAAGAAATCCAGGAACTTACAGGAGTACCAACTTATATTTGCGATGCTTGAAAATAGAAGGGAGAGGAAAGCATGAAAAGATACGATGAAAAAGCAAATGAAATCATAAGAGAATATGTAGAGCATGTTTTCAATGTCATAATGGCGATTACAAGCGGTAATATTACTCTCTCTTGCGATGATTTGATATCGATAGAATTTTTAATCCGCAGGTTCGGATTGACGGTTGTTATAGATGCTTTGGATTATGTCGGTGCAGTAAAACAAGAAGATTTTATTCCGGAGCTACGAAGATTATGCGCCGAGAAATTTATAGAAGTTTATGGGGGGAAGTAAATGGCAAGACCAACAAAACAAGGAATAGATTATTTTCCTCTGGATGTAGTTTTAGACGATAAGTTTGCAATTATCGAAGCCGAACATGGACTTGAAGGTTTTGCGATAGTCATCAAACTATTACAAAAAATTTATTCTGAAGGGTATTTTTACAAATGGGAAGAAATGCAACTAATACTTTTCAGCAAGTCAATTTCTGTCGACAGAAACACAGTTGCAAACGTAGTTAACGACTGCATAAAGTGGAAAATATTTGACGAAGGTCTTTATTCGAAATATAAAATTCTTACTTCTAAAGGGATCCAAACAAGATATATTCAAGCTGTTTATAAACGAGTTGGCGTGGAAATGATTGAAGAATATTTGCTAATTGATGTTTCCGACAGAAAAAATGTATCTTGTACCTCGGTTTCTGATATCCGAAATGAAGATGTGTCTAGGGTTTCTGATATCGAAAGTACACAAAGTAAAGTAAATAAAAGTAAAGTAAATAAAAGTAAAGTAAATATTATATTATCTAACGATAATATGTCAGCTGCCGCTGACTCAAAAAAGCTTCATCCTGTTGATTATATCAACATTATGGATTATTGGAATAAACATTCGAAATTAAAGTCTATAACTGTGATGACTAAGAAACGGAAAGGGCATGTCAATGCTCGATATAAAGAGCACGGTTTGGAAGCCATTTACAAGGCCATCGACAATGTTTCGAAATCATCATTTCTTCGGGGGCAGAATAAACGAGGATGGACCGCGACGTTTGATTGGGTTTTTCTTCCCAATAACTTTGTTAAAGTTCTCGAAGGCAATTATATGCCAAAAGACGCTCCAAGCTCAATAGAGGACGATATTGAAAGACGCGTTCAGGCGTTATATGGAGGTGCAAGCAAATGACAGATAAAGAAGCTTTAAGGATTAAAACGTTTTTGGAGGGTGCGTTCCCGATTCTCAAGGAAACCAAAGAGAGCGATCTGACCTACGCCGTCATGCTCAAAGAGTATGATTTCGGAACAATGTTTCAGGCGGCGAAGAATTACATCAAGAAATCATGTTACGTCCCGACGATTGCGGGGTTAATACGCGAATACGATTTGTTGATGGCTGAGAGGAAAAAATTGTTCACAAATAAACTTCTGGAAATCGCCGCTGACATGGAGAAAGCTGGAGCGTTCAAACCGAACGAAGATTACAGAAAATTAAGCGAATACGAAGAAGCGGTCCACGAGATTGAAGATAATAACTTAAGCGATGAACTCAAAAGCAAAATATTAGATTTTGTCAAGAATGATAAAAATATTAAATCAATGCTCGACGAGTTGAGCGGAAAGGAGAAAGAATGCAGTTCCTTGTTTTTAAATGCCGGCATTGTGGACGAATGAGATTGTTTGAAGTGGAAATCCCGGAATCAAAATACGGATTTTACAAATGCGAAACATGCGGGAGAAATATTATATTGGAATATGATCCCGAGACCGAAGCATTTTCGGCGCCGCGAATGAATGTGGTTTTAACAAATTTGGTCGAATTGAAATTGCACGAGGTGGTTTAAATGCTTGCAAAATCCAAATACAAAAATCAGAAGACGGTTATCAAAAACATTCGATTTGACAGCAAGCTTGAGGGGATGATTTATCTCAAAATCCTTGAGTTTGCAAAGAAATATCCGATAAATTTTGAAAGGCAGCCGGAATATGTGTTAATCGACGGATTTAGCATCGGCAAAAAGAAATTTCGCAGAACAGTTTATAAAGGCGATTTTAACATCGTCATAAACGGAAAAATTTACACGATAGATGTTAAGGGATTTGAAACGAAAGTATTTAAACTTAAGCGTAAAATGTTCGCGAAGTGTTACGGCCGAGAGATTATTGTAATCAAATCGATTTCACAATTCGAAAAATGGTTCATGGAAAAAATTAAAGAGGAAGGATTGAGTTTGTATGAATAAAGTAATTTTAATCGGTCGTCTTACTAAAGACCCGGAACTACAAGTGGCAGGCGATATCGCAGTATGTAATTTTGTGTTGGCCGTCAATCGCCCATTCAGAAATAACGAGGCCGACTTTATCGGATGTGTTGCTTGGAGAAAAACAGCTGAGAATTTAGTCAAGTACATGCGGAAAGGCTCACAAATCGCAGTGGAAGGCAGCATCCAAACGAGTTCGTTTAATTCTAAAGACGGTTCCAAAAAATATGTGACTAAAGTCAATGTCGAGAAAGTTGAGTTTCTATCTTCAAACAAAAACGAATCTACTGCAGAAAGAACACCGCAAGATTTTATGAGTCCGCCGCAAACTCAAGATCCGTTCCAACCGTCGGAATTAACATACGATGTCAACAACGACGATTTACCGTTCTGAAAGGGGGAAAGCAAATGAAATTTAAAAAAGAACTAATCAGCAGACAATGGCGCTTGTATGACTATCTCAAAGAGCAAGACGATTATAAACATCTTAAGGAAATCGTAGAAGAAACCGGACTTTACGGCGAGCTGCCGGAAACTGACATCAACAATTCGGCAGCAATCAGAACGCTAAAAAAGGACATCCGGAAACTAAGAGAATCCGGAGTTATTCAGACAGTAATATTTTCTTGCACAAGCAGAGGAGTAAAAATTGCTACCAAAGAAGAGTACGAAGAATATTCTAAATCAGTTTGGGCTGCGATTAACAGGCGGGCTAAATTACAAGCATTGCAGGATAAAAAAGCTGGTTTAGACGGCCAATATCGGCTGGTTTTTAACCAAGAAAAGCCGATTATCGAAGCATTTAAAGAGGTCGGAGCGTGAATTGTAAATAAAGCGAGGTGGAGAAATGGAAGCAGAACAAATTCAAATAGATTATTTTAAGCAGACTTACAAAGACATAAAACTTTACGATAAAAACCATATTGCTACTCCTCGTTGGGTTGTAGAGCATATTTATCAGTTAATAAATGTTCAGCAATTTAAATCAATATGGTTGCCATTTAACAACTATGACTCCGAGTTTAAACTATATGCAGATGAATTGAAACTTAAATATAAGGCTACTCATAAGTTTGACGATTTAGGCAATGACTTCTTCAAAACAGATCCACCTAAAAATTGCGATTTGATGATAAGTAATCCACCGTTTAGTCTGCAAAATGAAATCATTAAAAGGTCATTTCATCTGGTGGATAAAGGTCTAATTAGAGGGTTTTGTTTACTGTTGCCTTTATCGACTTTGGAAACAGAGAAAAGAGCTGAAATGTATGAAAAATACATTGATAGAATCACCATTTTAATTTTCAAAAAGCGAATACGGTTTTTAGGGCAAAAGTCAAGTTTTAATAAGGCTTGTTGTTGGGTTTGTTATAACATACCTGAATTGGCTGATAAAAAGATTTGTTGGATATGAGAGGTGAATTATGATAGCAGAACAACAAGTTAAAACTCAGAACGAAAAAATAGGGCGAGGAGTGATGTTTACGGAAAATTTAGAATTCGCAGTCCGGAGAAAGGACTCAAGGGTTTATGTTAAAGACGTTTATCTTGGGATGGTTTTATGGACTAAAAACAGAGAGCAAGCGAAAGGATATACTTACAACCATGCTCAATTTTTAAGCAAAAAAATCGAAAAACCTTTGACAGAAGTTGTTGTTTTGAGGGAAAAGGCATGAAAGACAACAAAGACGATCTCGGCTGGTGGTTAGGATTAGTATTAGCAATAGTGTTGTTTGTTGTGATATTTTTAGTTGATAAATTCTTATGAAGGGAGATGAGTAAATGCTAAAAATCAAAGATAATGTGGATTTGAAGGAAGTGAGTAAATGGAATCCAAAAAGAAAGAAGTAAATACTATTACTGTCTTAGATGAAGATATTAATATATATTATGTATATAATACATTAAAACAACAGATATATAGTATTAGTAAATTAATAGAACAAAAGGAGAAAAGGCTGGACGAGCTCATCAAAGGTCCAAAGGACGTGCAAGCCCAGCAGTATGACAAGGTCGTCAAATCAAGTGGAAACGTTGAGAATATTCACGAATTCTTTAAAGAGCTCGTGGCTTTGGTCGCCGAAATCAAGCAGCTGAAGAATCAACTTAACGAGAAGAAGAGGAACAAAGGCGAGATCGAAAGCATTGTTCGTGAGTGCCTTGAATTGAATCCGAGGAACCTCGAGTTGAGAGTGTTCTATCTCCGCCATGTGAAAGGGGAACCGCTTAAAAAAATCCATAGAAGATTGAGGCGTTTTAACGCATTCGGAGAAAAGGTACCTTACAACTACAGTTACATCCGCAGGGTAAACACTATAGTAATCAAAAAAATGGCCAACAATGTTTAAGAAAATTGCAAAAAGGTAACAATTTGGGGTTGAAAGGTAACAATTGTCTTTGTTATGATATAAACTGTAAACGTATGCTTCAATGCGTTTGCGCCTCTTCCACACTATATTTTAAACACTCAGTATAACATCCGCTTAATGCTGAGTGTTTACTAGATAATTACGCTCTCTTTTTGAGCGATAATAATAAATAAAATTATTTCATCTCCTTCCTTTTACAGAGGACTTAATATATGTATATTAAGTCCTTTTATAATGCTTAATAGTTACATGTATATATACAACTTAAGTATCAAAGCAGGTGATTAAGTGCCTAAGAATGACACAAATCAGAATAAAAAAAAAACAGAATAAAGCAAATGAAAAAAAAGAGCAAAAACGTGGCAGGAAATCCAAGTATGATACTCATGTAAAGCCTTATCTAGATCGGATTCCAAAATGGCGTAGAAACGGGATGACCGAGGCACAAATAGCAAAAAAACTCGGTATAGCAATGTCGTCTTTTAGTCTTTATAAGCTAAAACATTCGGAATTTTCGGAAACGTTAAAAAACAGCAAAGAAGAATTGATAGAAAATTTGGAAGATAGTTTATTCCGGCGGGCAATGGGTTATAGCTACGAAGAAACAAAAATCGAAAAAGAAAGCGATGGGAGAGCAAAGATTACAAAGACTACAAAAGAATTGCCACCAGATGTCGGGGCTTTAATTTTTGCTCTTAAGAACCTGGCTCCGGGCAAGTGGAAGAACGATGATCGCTTTATTATCCAAAGAAGCGAAGATGACGAAAAGCAAGCTGACATGCATCAGATCACGCTGGAGGCGCTTAAAAGTCGCATAGTTCCTGGATTTAACGATGAGGATGAAAGCAAGCCAGAAAAAGAAGCAGGTGAGGGAGCATGATAAAAGATTTCATCATCAACGACGCTTACTTAGATGCCATGGCCGTGTTCCTGCATACTAAAACTCGTCTGCTTGTTTTCGAGGGTGCGATCCGTAGTCAAAAGACCGTCACCGCGATCCAGGCTTTTTTCGAAGCGGTCCAGGATTCCAACGAGCGTTTGCATTTGATTGCAGCTCAAGATTTAGATGCTGTCCGAGATAATATTCTTCAATCCGATTTTGGTTTGGAAATAAGTTATCCGAAATATACCAGTCGCGAAAAAGAGGAGTTCGGCGGCTACTACCTGAAGGTAAAATGCGATATCCCCGGAAAACCGGAAGTCAAACGGGTGTTGCTTTGCGGATTTGCTATGGCCAGTCACTGGAAAAAAATTCTCGGGAAAACCCTCGGTGTCATTCTGGTTGATGAAGCAAATAACGCGCATGAGCAGTTCATCGATGAGTGTTTTGCCCGTCAAACTTCCGCAGACAATCCCAAGATGGTCTGGACGCTTAACGGAGATGTACCGAGCCATTACATATATCAAAAATATATTAACCGCTGCTTTATAATCGGTGATGCTCCCGCATCAATAAGAGCCGATATGGATAAGTTCCCGAAGGAGAACGGTTGGTACTATCGCCACTGGAAAATGGAAGACAATCCTATCATGACGCTCGAGAAAATCGAGAGAGCAAAAAGCATTTACCCGGTCGGAAGTTATTATTACAAAATCAAAATACTCGGTGAGCGCGGCTCTCCGGGGAAGATGCTTTATCTCGAATACATGGATCCAAAGAGGCATATCAAACCACTTGACGTCCGGAATTATCATTATTTCGGCATCGGCTTCGACATCGGCGCGACCAGAGCCTACAACTCGATTTCCTTATGGGGATTCCGAAATGACTACACCAAAATCGGCATGATTGACAAGATGACGTTCCAACAATGCGGATACAATGAAAAAACCAAGTACTTGATATCGTTTATCAAGCGGTACAGGCATCTCAACATCCGTTATGTGTCAATCGATAGCGCCGAGCTCAACTACATCCAGGACATGAAAGCCTTGTTCTCGGTAGAGTTTCCGGACATCGAGGTGATTGCATCTTACAAAGCGACGATTAAGCAACGCGTTGATCTCGGCATAATCATGTTCTCTCATGATCAAATCGAGTTTAACGATACTTCGGAAGGCCGGGATGCTTATGATGCTTTCATGGTTGCCAAGAGAAGCGAAAAGCCGAACGAAGTCCGAGAGGACAACAACGAGCGACACAACGACATCATTGACAGTTGCGAATACGCTTGGACGCCGCAAATGAACAAGATTCTGCTCGCGGCCAAGAAATACGAACAAGGGGCAGCTTGATATGAGCATTTTCACGAACATAAAAAACTATTTTGACAACCGCAGACGCGCGAGATTGGAGAGTGACTTACGAGTGCTTGCAAGCAAAGGCGTTGTGTTTAATCCAAAACACATAATCGACAAAGATCATTTCAACCCCGAACGCGAATTCTCGCTCCGGGTTTATGAGAACTATGTCTGGTTCTCCGCGAAGCCCTATCAAATAAAGCATTTCTACCAGACAAACACAGACATTTCGAGCGATTTGAGCTTTTTCTGGCGGGCGGCCACGAAAGATTATCCGAAGAAACATAGCGGCATCGCCTACACAATCTCGGAAAAGATGGCGCGTATCCTGTTCGGCGGCGGTCTTACAACCGAAGTTGAGATATATCAAACTGACGATGGCGGAAACGTGACGGACAAACTTGATAAAGAGAAATCAAAGAAAGCCGAAGCGCTGCTCGAAACGATCAAGAAAAAATGCGAGCTCCACGAGCGAATCCGCAAAGGCGCGGTGACGGAGTCGTGGTCCGGGCATTTGTTTATGAAGTTGAGTTATGACATCGGTTTGTCAGAATACCCGATTCTGGAAGTCGTTGACATTCGGAACGCGGAGGTTGAACAAGAGCGCGGGGTAACCAAAGCAATTGTCTTTAAAAACTGGTTCAAATACGGAGACAATGATTTCGTTCATAAAGAGCGCTATACGACGAATGAGCAAGGATTCGCCAAAATTGAGAACAAGGTCTTTAAAATAACTCCCAACAGAGACGAAATTGAAGTTCCGCTTGATATCCTGCAGAGAGCATTCGGGCTTAAGGAACCGGTTCTTCCGGAATATGTGTTTGACGGCCTGAAAGGAATGCTAGCATTCGAGAAGCCCAATAGAATCCCGAATCCCGAGTTTCCGGACTCTCCGTATGGCGCGAGCGATTATTTCGGAGCCATCTCCGCTTTTGACGGCCTGGACGAGGTCTTGAGCGAGATATTCGCCGAGGTCCGGAACAACAAAACAATCCGCTACATTCCGGCGGAATTCCTGGAGTACACGAAAGACGGTGATCTCAAAGGAATCAACAACTTCGTCCAGAACTATGTTGTTACGAAAACCTTGCTCGATCAGAATGCGAAGAACGAGATCAACATCACACCGATTCCGGACAAAATGGAATCCCTTGCGAAAAAATGGCAGACCGCTCTTGCTACCTGCTGCTACATGGCCGGAATCAGCCCGGTTGCATTAGGCATTCCGGGGATTGAATCAATCGATTCAGCCGCTGACAGCCAGCAGGAAAGGAATAAGGCGACGCTTGAGACCCGGAGCGAAAAGATCAAACTCTGGAAACCGTTCCTGGAAGGGTTGATTCTGCAGTTGCTCGCTCTTAATTCCTGGATGCAAAAGAAGTTCCCGGAAATTCAGAAGAACGAGGACCGGCTTGACATCGACTTCGACAACTGCAATGTCATCGTAAAATTCGGGGACTACATCGTCGAGAAGCAGTCCGAGAAAATCAACACATGGGGAAGTGCGAAATCTCAAGGTGTAGCATCTACCCGCGAAGCTGTCAAAAATATTCATCCTGACTGGGATGATGCTAGAATTGACGAAGAAGTTAATCTTATTCGCTATGAACAGGGCATGTCTTTAGATAATCCGCAGAATCTTCCGGAATTAACAGGATTCGTCGAAGAAGAAGAGGACGAGGAAGAGAACGAGCAGGGTGATGGCGGAAGCGTTGACGAAATGATTAACAAAATCGAAAGAGACAAGCAGAAGCAAGAAAAGAAAACGGAGTGATTAGATGAAGATCATTGAAGCTCCGAAAGAGAATGTCGCTCAAAATGTTTTGATGATAGTCTCTACTGCGACAACAAAGATTAAG